TTGCTTTAAGATGGAAAGTAGTAGGTTCAAGTTTAACTGGTGCTAATAAAATTCATGGAGTTGCTCTACAATGGGCATAAGAAGAATATTATGAAATATTATGTATGGAAATATAAAACCCCAAGTAAAGAAGAGTTTCCTCCAAAAATAAGTTATCATGACAAAGCATATCGTGGAACTAAGATTGATAATAAAGGTCGCTTTTATACGATAGAAGACGAAACACAAAGATTGTTTCGTTGGGAAGAAATGATAAGAAAAAAAGAAAGAAATGCAGAACAAATAAAAAAATGGATTGCAATCAAAGAGGGAACATATCACAAAAAAAACTTTTATTTAAATGGTGGTGATAAACAACATTTTCATTGGATGCCATTACCCAAAACAAGAGCAGGTGGTAAACTTAGTAGAAGACTTGATGGTGGTTGGGTTGAAGAATATAAACCAAGAAAATCAACTAGACTACATAAATGGTTACAAGATGCAAAAGAAGGTAAAGTTTTTCAAGGTCAAAAACACCCTACAAAATCAATACTATTCAAACCAACTCAAGCAGAATTAGATGTAATAAAAAATCCTATTGACAAATCAAAATAATTTGATATACTAATAATATTTAAAGGTGAATAATTATGAACTCATTTACAGAAGCCGTTGAAGTTGAAACGGTAACAAAACCAAAACCAAGAGATAAAAAGATTTCTAAACCAAATAAGGACAATGTTGTTGAACTTGTTGGTAATAAACAAATAGTATCTGTCTTAACATCTCCCTTTTTAGAATCAAAAGAATGTGATGCCATACTAAAAGAATGTGTCTTAGAATTGTGGATGCAATCTGATGTCGTTGGTCAAAGTGATAAAGGAAAGAAAAAGAAAAGATTAAGAGAAGCAACACAACAAAATCTTCCTATGAATAAAGAAGGTTGGCCATACACAAAAGTTTTAGAATTAGCAAAACAAGCAAATGATGCAAATTTTAAAATGAATCTTGCAGGATTCTTTCAGGCAGACAACCCACAGATAGTAAAATATAAAAATAAATCTTTCTATGATTGGCATTTAGATATTGGTAATAATGCACCATTTCGTAAACTAACTTTTATTATTCAATTATCAGATTCAGATGATTATGATGGTGGTAATATTGAACTAATGAATATGTTATCTGACGGCGAGTTATTTCGTAAAAAAGGTCAGATTATAATATTCCCGTCTTTTGTTCCTTGGAGAATTACAAAGGTAACAAAGGGTGTTCGTAATGCTATTGAAGGTTGGGTACACGGCCCTAGTTATGTTTAAATATGAGTGTCTTTCAAAAATTATCAGATAAAATCGGAATAGAACAACGAGGTAAAGTTTTAAGTGAGATATGGTTTCCTACAATTTTACATTTTTGCGATATTAACAATTATGAAAACTTAAATAAAACTTGGTTAAGAGAAATTCTTAAATGGAGAACAAATGACCAAAAGGGCATTGTTCGTTCTAATGCTAGAGGTTGGCACAGTGCAGTAGACATGCATATGAGAAAACCTTTTATTAATATGGGTGTTGAGTTTTTAAGAATTTCAAATATAATTGGTGAAAGATGTAAATATAATTTAGAAAAATTAGAACCAGTTATTGATAATATGTGGGCAAATGTTTCTCAATATGGTGCTCACAATCGTAATCATACACACCCAGGTTCTTTATATAGTCTGGTATATTATTTACAATCACCTGATGATTGTGGCCAGATATGGTTTACAGACCCTAGACCTGCAGCTATAGCTGTTCAACAACCCTTGATAAAACAACAAAGACCAAGAGAGTTAATGAATGATGTATATTGGGCACCAATGCCAGGTAGAGTTATTATGTTTCCGAGTTGGTTACATCACGAAGTGGAACCTAATTTATCTGAATTAAGGGGTAACAAAGGTCTTCGTATTAGTGTTTCAGCAAATATATCTTTTCGTTATAAAGAAGGAATAAAACATAAAGAAGAGAGAAAGGGCCATGATGCAAAAGGTATTTTAACAGCAGATGGTACTACAATTAAAAGTGAGTAATGAAGCAAAAGTAGATAATTATTTTTCATCACCAATATGGTTGTTTTATAAACCTGAGTGGGTAAAATCAGTAAACAAAGCGTGTGATAAATATATCAAAGAGGCATATAAAAGAGATAAAGACAAAATAAAAAAAGATGACTTTGGTTGGTCTTATCATTCTGGTCCAATATTTAATGACCCTAAATTAAAAGAATTGCATGATTGGGTAGGTGCAACATCTCATAATTTTTTAGATAGTATGGGGTATGATTTGAGTAATCATACTTTATATTATACTGAATCATGGGTACAAGAATTTTCTAAAAAAGGTGGTGGACATCACAATTCTCATATTCATGGTAATAGTCATGTATCAGCGTTTTATTATTTAAAATGTACAGAGAATACATCAAGACCTATTTTTCACGACCCTAGATTGGCGGCTAAAATGATGAAACTGCCAGAAAAAGATATTAAACAACTTTCTAACGCAAGTGATAAAATTAATTATGCACCAAAACCAGGCACTTTAATTTTTATACCTGCTTACTTAGAACACGAATATGGGGTAGATAATGGTAAAGAAGATTTTAGATTTATACACTTTAACTTACAAGCGGTGAGTAACAATATTACAGGAGTAAAAGTGATTAAAAATTTGTAATGTTTTCTTTTATTATAAATATTGAAAGAAAAGGGAAATATTATGGCAATTCCAAATTCAAAGAGTACTTTCAAAGAATATTGTTTAAGAGCATTAGGAAAGGGAGTTATTGACATTAATGTTAGTGATGACCAAGCAGATGATAGAATAGATGAAGCTCTTCAATATTATTTAAACTACCACTCAGATGGTGTAGAAAGAGTTTATTTAAAACATCAACTTACAGAAGCAGAAATTACACGAATGAAAAGTAATGAAACAGCTGTTACTGCAACAGACCTAGTTGATTCTTCGATTACGGCAGATTGGTTACAACAAGAAAATTATATTCCTGTACCTGATACTGTATTATCAGTTAATAAAGTTTTTCCAATAACAGACCAACTTACAACAAATATGTTTGATGTAAGATATCAGTTAAGATTAAATGATTTATATGATTTTAGTTCAACCTCTATTATTAATTACGAAATGACAATGAGGCATCTAGATTATTTAGACCATATTCTAACTGGTGAGATGCCAATACAATTTAAAGAACATCAAAATCGTTTATACATTTATACCGATGTAGACACTAATTTTAATGATACAGAGTTTCTTTTAATTGAATGTTATCGTAAATTAGACCCAGACACTTATACAAGTGTATATGATGATATGTATCTCAAAAGATATGCAACCGAATTATTAAAAAAACAATGGGGCGCTAACCTATCAAAGTTTAATGGTGTTGCGATGTTAGGTGGAGTTACAATGAACGGAGAACAAATCTATTCACAAGCAATAGAAGAGATTCAAAGGTTAGAAGAACAAATTCAACTTCACCATGAATTGCCAATAAACTATATGATAGGATAATTTATGTCGGTTAATAAATTTTTTCATACTAGCAATAAACATTCTATTGCTACAGAAAGAAGTCTTTATAGTGATTTAGTAAAAGAGGCTATACAAATTTATGGTCATGATGTATTTTATGTCAATCGTACTTTTGTAAAAGAAGATAGTTTATTTGGTGAGGACACACTTTCTAAATTCACAGATTCACAACAAGTAGAAATGTATATAGAAAATGCAGAGGGTGGTCTTGAGGGTGAAAAAGAATTAGTTTCTAAATTTGGCCTTGATATAAAAGACGAAATTACTTTTGTTGTTAATAAAGAAAGATTTCAAGATTTAACTCATCAAGTTTCAATAGAAGTAGGTACAGACTCAGAAGCTGGTGGTTCGATATTATTAGAAGATGCAACAGTAGAATCTAAACTTGATGTCGGTGCTTCTTATATTGTAACTGAAGATACTGTAACAGATGCAGATAGACCTTTAGAAGGTGATGTAATCTATCACCCTATTCTTGGTAAATTATTTGAGATAAGTTTTGTTGACCATGATGAACCATTCTTTCAATTAGACAATAATCCAGTTTATAAATTAAAATGTAGAACCATGGAATATGGTAGTGAAGACATTAATACTGGTATTGATACTCTAGATGCTATTGAAACTGATAGTAGTTTAGATTCTTTAGAATATCAATTTACTTTAGAACAATCAAGCACATATACTGAAAATTTTGCATTAGAAGATAATAGTTTATTATTAGAAGAAACTGATGGTGATAATATCATAACAGAAACACAGTTTGGCGGAGTTTCATTGCTCTTAGAATCAAGTGATACATATTATATGAGAATAAATAATAAAACGAATACTTTAGAAGATGAAGAGATAATTATAGGACAAACTTCAGGTGCAATCGGAAGAGTAAAATTTGTAGGTAGTGACCAGATTGATTTTGAATATATAAGTCATACTTCTTTTGAAGAGGGCGAAATTATAAAAGGTCAAACATCTGCTTCAACTGCAACTATTCAAGAGTTAGAAGAAGAGAATAACTATCTAATTAACGAAGACTTTAGTATTGATACTATTGATGAACAAGCACAAAACGAATTATTTGAGAATCTAGATGATACCATACTAGACTTTAGTGAATCAAATCCATTTGGTGATGCTGGGAGATTATAATGTTAGGACAACAATTTTATCATGAAACAATCAGAAAGATGGTTGTTTCTTTTGGAACAATTTTTAACAACATAAACATTGTTAGAAAAAATAATGCTGGTGCTACAATTCAAGCAATGAAAGTTCCACTGGCCTATGGGCCTAAATCAAAATTTTTAACTAGAATTAGAGAAGATGCAAGTTTAAATAAATCTACTGCAATTACATTACCTAGACTTGCATTTGAGATTCAAACAATCTCTTATGATTCAACTAGAAAATTAAACAGAGTTACAAGAATTAAAAAACCAAGTAGTAAGGGTTCATCTAAGATGGATTCACAATATATGCCAGTTCCTTATAATATAGATTTTTCTTTATTTGTAATGGCAAAAAGTGGCGATGACGCCTTACAAATTATAGAACAAATTTTACCTTTCTTTCAACCAGAATATACAATTACAGTCAATGATAATTTAGATATGAAATCAAAAAGAGATATACCGATTGTTTTAACGGGTCTTGATTATGAGGATAATTATGAAGGTGATTTTGTAACGAGAAGAGCAATCATTTACACATTATCTTTTACTGCAAAGTTTTATTTGTATGGTCCTGTTACTTCACAATCTGTTATTAAACAAGTTCAAGTTGACCAATATACAGATTTACCTGATACTGCACCTAAAAGAGAACAAAGATATGCTGTTACTCCAGAACCAACATCTGCTGAGGCTGATGATAATTTTGGATTTAACGAAACAACTTCTTTTTTTGAAGACGCCAAAAATTTTAATCCAGAAACTGGAATTGACGAATAGATAAATAAGAGTAGGAGAATTAAATGCCAATAAGAACAATCGTTAATAGAGCAATAGAATCAGCAGAACATGGTAATGGTGGTATCTTATTAAATGCAACAGATGGTTCAGCTTCAAACGCTGGTAGTTTTTTAGTTTTAGACGCTAGTAAAGCTAGTACAGTTGATGTAAATGAAAAAATAGAATTTGAATTTGGAACAACTGATGCAAGCGTAGGGCTAGAAGATGCAACGATTGGCTAACAAATGACACAGACAAAGATAGGAAAAGATGTCTTAGATAATACAGTATCAACAGAAAAAATTACTGATGGTTCTGTTGCAACACCAAATTTAAACCCTAATGTTTTTACAGATATTACTGGGCCTCAATTATCAGATACTTTAGATTTATCTAGTAAAACTCTTACTTTTTCAGCACCACAATTAACACCTCAAATACCAACAGCAGGTCAAGAAGAAAATGCATTTAATGTTGGTCTATTAGGATTTAAACAAGCAGTAAGTGAAGGCCTTACTATTTTTAATTTAGTAGATGGTGTTGTTGACGAGTTTAATGATGAGTCAGGAATTGATACACCAGAAAATTCAAATGCAACTTATGATTCATCAAGTGATTTTTATAGTAATGAAGCTGCTGCTACTATTCCTGCTCCACAAGAAATAACTTCATACACTTCTGGTACCGGAAACTTTACAGCAGAACCAACAATTACAAATGTAAATGTTCTTGTCGTAGGTGGCGGGGGCAGCGGGGGTGGAACTGCATCTGACGGAACTGGTGGTGGTGGTGCTGGTGGTCTAGTTTATTATCCAAACTACCCAGTTACTGGCGGCGCCAGTTATGCATATGTTGTAGGTGTTGGTGCACCTGAACAACCTACAGCTGGTGGTCCTGACCCAACATATGGTTACAATGGTGCAGACTCAAGTTTCAATGCCCCAGGTCCTATACCTTTAGTTGGTGAGGGCGGGGGTAATGGTGGTTCCGCTACGATATCAGCAGCTAAACTTTTTGGAAGACCTGGTGGTTCTGCAGGTGGGTTTGGCGGTAAAATTCCAGATGCAGCTGGATTTCTGTGTTCGCCAAGTCAAGTTGCTGCTTATTATGGTGCAGATGCAATACCAGGGTTCGCTTGTGCACAGACCGCTTATCCTAATTTAAATCCATCAGGGGGTGCAACACACTTGATTGGGTTTAGTACGCAAAAGGCAAATCACCCAACTGGTTTAACACCAAGTGTATTACCAGTAAACTCGCCTGGTGGTTTTGGAAGTAGAGGTGGTGTTGGTTCACATGCAACTCCACAAACCCCACCAGATGGCCACAGAGATGGCGGCGGTGGAGGAGGTGCTGGTGGAGCAGGTGATGATAACTTACCGACTGAACCACAAAATCAATTAAACCCAGGTGGCCCTGGTCTTGCATATAATATTGCAGATGGTTCTACTTCTGTAACTTATGCAGCTGGTGGTAATAGTGGCCCAGAAGCTGGAGGGGCAGCCCCAGGTGCAGATGGAACTGCAAATACTGGTAATGGTGGTACTGGCAGTACTACCCCTTCAGGAACGGGTGGGTCAGGAGGTTCTGGAATTGTAATCGTAAAAGAATCAATATCTAATGTTCTTAGTAGTTCATTAACTTTAATATCTGATACATTTACTGCTAGTTCAGTTCCAACAAAAGCAAGAATTGTTGTCTTTGCAGAATTACCAGATGGTACTTCAGATTTTACAGTAAGTGCAACTAGAGATAATTCAACATTTAATACTATAACATTAACAGATGAAGGATTTCAAGCTGGTAGTTCTGGTATCAAAATATTTACAGGTAGTACACCTCTAACAGGTTCTGGTTCACCTCAAGTAGCATTAAGGTGGAAAGTAGTAGGTTCTAGTTTAACTGGAACAAACAAAATTCATGGGGTATCATTACAATGGGCATAAAAAATGAGTAGAACAAAATTAACAGATGAAACTTTAGGTAGTAATACAATTACAAGTCCTAATCTTACACCTGCAACTTTTACAGATGTAGACATTAGCCCAAATGTGGAATTAAATATTACTTCACCTAATCTTGCAAGTTCTTTAGATTTATCATCAAAATCATTAACATTACCTAATTCATCTTTATCACCCTTTGCAGCTAATGCTGGTACTCAAGCATTTAATATTGGTATATTAGGGTTTAAACAAGCAATTAATAATGGGCTTACAGTTTTCAATTTAGTAGATGGTATTGTTGACGAATTTCATGACGAGTCAGGTGTAGATACTCCAGAAAATTCAAATGCAAATTATGATGCAACAAATGATTTATACAGCAACCCTACAACTACTATGACTGTAATTAGTGAAACATTTACAGCACAGACTGCACCAACAACAGCAAGAATTGTTATCTTTGCAGAATTACCAGATGGCACAGGTGATTTTGTAGTTTCTGCAACTAGAGATAATTCAACATTTAATACTATAACATTAACTGATGAAGGATTTCAGGCAGGGTCTTCTGGTCTAAAACTATTTTCAGGTTCAGCAACACTCACAGGAACAAGTTCACCACAAGTAGCATTAAGATGGAAAGTAGTGGGTTCTGGTTTATCTGGAACAAACAAGATTCATGGTGTGGCTTTACAATGGGCATAACAAATCAATATCTAGGTAATCCTAATTTAAAAAAAGCATTTGTA